TTATATAACCTGCTCCGTTTGTTAGTTGGTTATTGTTTGTTGGTATTGTAGGCTTGTTTAGTATTTCTGCATCTCCACTTGTAGCGTTCCAATCAGCATTTACATTAACCTCTGCACCTTCTGCAATAGTGCCTAGTTTAGTAGATGAAGTGCTATCAAAACTAATCTTTGCGTTGTTAGTAGTAATATCTGATGCTTGTTGCGCTGTTATGCCCACTTTAGCATTGTTAGTAACAATATCAGCAGCCTGCTGTGTCGTTATTCCTACTTTTGCGTTATTAGCCGTAATGTCTGATGCCTGCTGTGTAGTTATACCAACTTTAGCTGTGTTTGCTACAATAGCATCTGCCTGTTCAGTTGTTATACCTGTTTTTGCTGTATTAGCTACTATTGCATCTGCTTGACCTGTTGTAATACCAACCTTTGCATTATTTGCAGTTATATCGCTTGCTTGTTGTGCGCTTATAGTTGTTGTATCTCCTTCTAACGCTGTGCCTGCACTTGTGCCTAGCACCATACTAACTTTAGCATTGTTAGTAGTGATGTCTGATGCTTGTTGAGTGGTAATTCCTACTTTAAGAGTATTAGCTGCTACATCTGTATTTGCGCTTACTCTTGCGTCTGTGTAATATAGGTTCGATGTTCCCTCGCTTAAATCGTCAGTAGAAGCAGGGTTAACTTCAGCTCCGGAAGAAATACCATCAAGCTTATTTTTATCTGAAGACGTTAAGATTCCTGCGTTTGTGGAGGTGGCTGAACCAATAGAAGTGTTTTCCCCTGTAGAGCTTTTTACATCAACAGCTGTTGACGTTGATTCGCTACTTAGGTTTGTCCCTGTGGCATTTATTGTAACAGTTTGCCCTGTTGCCTCAGTAGTTACGTTAGTTCCACCTTTTATGGTTAGCGCCTGACTATCTAAATCAACTGAGCCAGAACCTGTATCTGCAGTGAAATCAAGGTCATCTAAGGTTATTTTGTTCTCTACATAATCAACTACAGCAGCACTTGTAGGGATAGACGTATCATTATCATTGTCGGAAATACCATCTGACTCATCAACAAACTTCGATATACTTATATTTTCTCCAGCATCTTTTAATGTACCAAAAGAAATTGTACCGTCAGTTGTTATCTGACCGTCATTACTTATGGTAATTCCTGTTCCATTACCTAAACCATCGCTTATCTCGGTAGAGCCATTAATCTCAGTGTTATCGATAGTCTTGAGTAAGGACTGATAAGTACTGTTTATCGCTTTGTCTGTTAGATTTGCCATATTACACTGTTAAATCGTAATAAATACCTCCCCAGCCACCATCAACAGGACCTCCCCACCAAGTCGAACTATATATTGAACCGTAACTCATATCTTTTCTCTATATTGTTTATAACAGATTGCTAACGCTTTATCTGTTTTGTATTCTTTGCTAATTTCGAAAACACACCTTTCGATGAAGTCTTTTTGCTTTTCTCCTGATTTTGGTCTTGGTATTGGCATCTACTTAAAAACTGCTTTAATTTATTTATGTTTTCCTTTTTTGGTTGATATCTCATAAAACCCAACTATTGAAATTATCTGACTTATCTGGATACATACCCTCATTGTTAGATTCGTTGTATTCAGGATAATCGTTGGAGTTGAACGTCATATAATCTAAAAACCTTCTTGTATAAAACTCAGCTTTATTCCTTGAGTTATCTACCAGATATTGAACCTCTTGCATCGAGAGAGTCTCTGAGGACTCGCTACGATGCTTATAAACACCTCCGTTACTTACTTGATACGATGCAAACATATAATAGTCTGACTGAGCAAACCAAATAAGCATAGGCGTAAGATAGTCGTTTAAGAGCGTTTTATAAACAGCATTTCCTGCGTCATCTATTTCATCGTCAACAATAAGCTCCTGTATCTTGTCGTATAACTTTGTTCCTAAGTAGTTTTGAATATGTATGTCTTGACTGACCTCTATAAACTGAATAAACTTATCAGCATCTACAGTCCCACCTACAAGTGATTTGCGCCTTAAATCATCAGTCGTTATGAACAGTGCCTTCATCTTCTTTCTTTTTAAATAGTGACTTTACTCGGTCTATTGCCGATAATTTCTCTCCTGTTTCCTCTTCACGCTTAATCTTAGTCTCGATATTATCTAGCTCAGTAAACTCAATCGGCTGAAGCGTTACAAAATATAAGTTAAGATCAATTTCATTGAATGCTAAAATGTTTTTAAGGCACTCTATTATCTTCTCCTGAAACGGTCTAATAACAATGTTATCCATAAGCACAGAAGCTGTTCTAAGTTCTTCTGCGTTATTTCCAAATCCTGTATTATCCTTTATACCAAGAAGTATCGGAGAAACGACTCTGTGTCCAAGCATAATCTTCTCACGAGCCTCGTCAGATAGGAATTGGTATTGTGCGTGAGCATCTGGTAAGTGGATTGGCTCTATATCTGCTGCACGATCAGGGTCTTCGTTAAACGCTAGTATAAACTTACCTGAGTTAGACGTTCCTCCAAACTTGTCTTGTATTTTGTTTTCTATAAGCTGTTGTGCTTCTTCATCAGGAACTCCATTATTAAAGTTAATTAATAGTGATGGCTGAAGCCCGTTTAGAATATTGTTTATGTGGTAGTTTGATACCTCCTCTTCAAGTGAGCAGTATTGCAAACATCCGTGGTAATCCACAGGAGCATAATAGTAGAATCCTGGACGATAGGGTCGAATAATATAAAGCTCTCTTAGTTCGCTATCTTTCCCATTGCCGAATGTTGGTATTCTCTTGGGCTCATCAGCTTGCTTATATTTTCTCCATTTAGGGTGATAATAGTATGCGTTGATTCTACCCTCATCCGCCTTCTCAGCTCTTAGCGTTTCCATAGGGAAGTGAGTAAGAGAGGTGATTCTAGTTTTACTTTTATTGTATACAATCTGAACAGCAGCTTGACCAAGTAATTTATAATCATTGACCAATTTCTTTACCTCTTCGTCCTTTAGTATCATTTTGAATCTAGCGAACATTTCAGGCTTTTCCTCGCTGTCTGTAGCATTCAAGCCTCTTCCGTAAATCATATCCACAATACCGTTTATACAACAGGAATTTGTTGGGCTACTAAGGTAATTATCAATCAAATCACCAAAGTAATCATTATCTTCTCCGTAAGTGACCCAATCATTTCGATAGTCCTCTTTAATTTGAGGTATGGTATAACCCTGTAGGTTAACTACCCTGATTGCTCCCTCTGATTTCTTATTTTTAGCCATATTAAACTGTTATATATTTTTGCCCTGTAGCTGTTGCACTGTGCTCTGTGTATTTATTATTATTTAGAGACTGCTTAGTTTTCTTATCAGACCTGTCTGTGCAATATATTTTACCCCTGAACTTCACCTTATTATCTCGCTCCACTTCCATATAATAAATAGACTTGTTAGTGAGAATAGTGAAGGTTACGGTGAACACCATATAATTACCATCTTGATCAGCACTAACATTAGTGATTGTTTCAGTTTTACCTGTACCGTCTTCAATAAGCGTAATCTTATAATCTGTTCCTGAAGGTCTGTAACCTCTAGGGATTATTTTTAATTCTTGGCTTGTTTGAACAGGAGCTAATACATTCATATATATATAACTTAAAGACTTGTTATTTGTTTACAAAAAAGCCCCACCGAAAGGTGAGGCTTATTGCGTTTAAGAAGGTGGTTATTAGTTGTTACCTCCTGGTATTCCAGATTGGTCATCATCAACGTCTACGTCAGCAACAGTTCCAGGCACTACAGTAATTGTACTTGTATCGCCTAAAGTTAACTGAGTATCTGTTTCACCAGTAACACTGATAAAGTTAGCAGGGGCTCTTTCGGTTCCTGAAAGCGTCAAGTTATATCCGCTTAAGTCACCCATAGCAGCACCAGAGCTAATAGTTCCTCCTGTTACATCAGCACCGTGCTCAAGACCAACCATAAAATAGTTATCGTTGTTGTCTTTTACAATGATGTGTGGTCTTCCGAATGTTAACAATTTAATTTCCTTATGGTCTTTAACTGTTAGTTTTGGAAGAACTAATGTAAGTGCTTGCTCAAAAAACGTACCTCCTGTATCAGTAGAGGAGGTAATTGTTTGCTCAAGATTGGAGTTTCCTTTTAGGTCGTATCTGTACGCACTAAGTCCCTCACCTAACCCATCAATCATATCTGTCTCGCTGTCATCAAATGAAGCATCGATAAGACCGTAATTGATAAAGTAAATTGCCTTCAGTCCTCCTACAGAGTCCTTGCAAGGTCTTTCTCTTCCGAGTGATAAATCACAGCTCATATTATTTGGTATTAAAAAAGGGCAGGTAGGCTCTAGGCATACCTACCCTTCTATGTTTAACAATTTATTTTATTACGCTAGAGTTTGTAATACAAGGTCACCACCGATGCCATATTGTACACCTGCAGTAAATCGCATAATAACTCTTACATTCTGAGAACCGTCTAAGTCACCCATATCTAACAATTTAACTTCGTTGTGGTCAGCTAATAGACCTGTACCGAAGTAGATGTTAGAAGCCTCACCAGCAACGATGTGGTCAGCAGGCATACCCGGAGCGTGTTGGATTTTGATACCTTCGAAAGAAAGTGCATTTCCTCTATTGTACCATTGAGTACCTTGGTCTCCGATACCAGCAGCACCGAGTCCAGAAGCACCAAATCCACCTAATGCACGTACATAAGCCTGAAGAGCTACAGTTGGTACATAGATAGTCAAGTCTTCTTTACCGTAAACAGCAGAAGGAACAGAATCAACTACATTCCCTAACAAAGAAACGATGTTAGAAGATGTATAAGATGTTTCAGCTCCGTTTGCAGCATCGTTTACGTCTGCATCAGCAGCCATAAGAACTGTAAGACCATCAAATTCACCAGCAGTGGCGTTTACTCCACCCCAAATGTTTTGCTCAGTCTTTTGTGCTACTTTAGAAGCTACGTGACCGATTAAGAAATCAGCAAAAGAAGGAGGCAAGTTGTCAAATGTAGAATATCCCATTTGTACTGCTTCCCAATCAGAACGGAAGTCCTTCTTACAAAGCTCAAGGTTTACTTGGAACTCTTCTGGTTGAAGGATGCGCTCAGTTAGCGTGAGTGTAGACGTAGGGTCGAAATCACAGGTTGCATCCTTTACGATTGCATCTGTAGAAATTTTCTTTACTACCTCTTTGAATTTAACATTTGGCTTAACGGTGATTGCACCTTCTGCCAAAGTTTTACCGCTCAATAAAGCTGCTGAGATATATTTCCCTGCAAATTCACCAGCGTAAGTTGTTGTAATAGATGTGGTTGTTGCCATTTTTATGAATTGAATAGTTTATTAAATACAATATCTTTAGTAGTCATTGCACGTTTCTGTGCATATAAATTTAGGGGCTTCTTAGAAACCTCTGCTTCTGGATTGTGAGCGATTGGCTCTACAGCAGGCTCTTGAGAAGATAACTCGGTTGGTACTTCAAGCTCTTCCTCTTTTTGAGAACTAAGCTCTTCAACCATAGCCTTAACCTCAGCAATAGCTTTAGCTAAATCTTCTTTAGTAGCATACTTGTCCATATCACCCTCTTCTTCCATTTTATCATCGTATCCAGCTTCAACTTCTTCAGAAGATTCTAATTCTTCAGAAGCTTCAACCTCGATGTTCTTCACGTCCTCAGAAAGTTCTACTTGCTCTTCAACTTCAGGAGTGGCTTCTTTTTTTACTTCAGTAGCCTCAACTTCTGCTTCATTGCTAAGTAGTACGTTCTTGAAACGCTCTACAATTTCGTTAGCTTTCATATACTAATTAATAGGGTTAAACAATAATTAACTATATACTTAACTAATACAATGTAATGTTGTTGTATTTTTAACCTACTTATCCCACTCTCTATTGGTTAACGCCCAAGTTGTTTCTACGTTATCCCAATATACGCCTGATCGCCTAGTCCTTCCTATTCCCTGAGCCCTTAAGGTTCCGTTACAGCATTTTTTAGAGTAAGTACCATCACCGCATAGGCATCCCCTTCTACCCCTTTTTGGGCTAGAATAGGATGGCGTTAAGAACTTTCTTCCCATTTATATTTTACCAATACCTTGATTCTTCAACTTGCCTTTACAGCATTTTATGCTATATTTATTAGTATCGATACATAAACAACCACGCTTTCTGCGTCTAGGGCTTGTCCGTGATGGAGTTTCGAAATCTGTATTTTTCATAGGTTATGCTTTTTTCTTAGAAGACTTAGGGTGCTTCTTAGGTAACAAATCGTAGTCTGTAGTATATTTAGCATTCTCAGGTCTTCCGTTTTTAACTAAATACATAAAAGCGTTAACTCTAGCGTGTGCCCACTGCGAAGCTGACTTGACGTTTGGAGAATGGGATGTATTAAACGCACCTAAACCTCTCTGAAACACTGAAGATAACACCCCTACAGTTACTCCGTAGCCTAGTTTCTCTTTATATTTATCGTTAAATTCATTAGCCTTCTTTTGTAGGGCTTTCTTGTCTTTTGCAGATACTTTAGCACCTGTTTTTCCTGACGCATCGCCTTTAGCGGACCCCTCACCCTTTGGTCTAGGGTTCGGAGTGTCTGATTTCGGAGCTTTAGGGGACTTTTTTACTCCACCTTTAGGTCCTATCTCTGCTAGATTGTGTTCTTTGCAGGGCATATACCA